CACTTCTTCTTCACTTCTAGGACGTTGCATGATAGTTAGTTTTTTAGTAGTTTTATTAAATGTAAAATTAATATCACTACCGAACATTTTGCCTACTTGCTTCTGATATGAAGCAAAAGCATAATAGGTAGCTAGGCCGCCCATGTTCGAAGAAGTTAATAGATAGGTATTTGAATACGCTAAATTGAATGGTTCGTACAAGGATCCGCCTTGTCCGCCCCCTGACCTAGAACCGATACTGCGCCTAAAGATTTGACGTACATTTGTTACTTCTTGAGGTAAAATGTAGTCGTTTTTATCTATTTCTAGCATTAAAAAGCCGTAGCTTTCTTCTACAGCATTACTACTACGTTGACGGAACTTATTTAAAGCACGGTCAATGGCAGTGTTATAATGCACAGGGTCTAATTCCACATCCACCATACCAGATCCTAGCATAGCTTGTATGTAATCTATTACTTTTTGGCGTTCGTTTTCGTTCTCAGTCATATCAATATTTAGCTTATAAATACAACACTATGCCAAGACTCAGCCTATACAAACCCGAAAAGGGCAATGATTTTAAATTTCTAGATCGCACAATCTATGAGCAATTCCAAGTGGGTGGGACCGACATCTACTTGCACAAGTATCTAGGAGCAGTAAATCCATTAGAAGGTGAAAGCAGTCCCACTAAACCAGCAAACGTTGCCGAGGCAGGGGAACTGGGCATCCAAGACGTGTTATTCATGGAAAACAGAGATCGACATTATGATCCTGATATCTATGTTATCCGTGGAATTTATACACTACAAGACATTGATTTTAATCTAAGCCAATTTGGATTATTTTTACAAAACGATAATATTATGATCACCTTCCACCTACGTGGGACTTATGATAGTCTTGGTAGAAAGATTATGTCAGGTGACGTTATCGAACTGCCGCACCAAAAAGATGAATATGCATTAGATGATAGATTAGTAGCACTAAAAAGATTTTATGTAGTCAGCGAAGTTACTCGCCCTGCAAGCGGTTACAGTCAAACTTGGTATCCTCACTTGCTACGTGCTAAATGTCAACCACTAGTTGATACTCAAGAATTTAAAGAAATCCTTGATCAAGATAGCGGTGCAGAAGATGGTAGCACATTAAGAGACTTGTTGTCTAGCTATCAAACAAACATTGATATTAATGATCAAATCATAGCACAGGCCCGTGCAGATGCTGCAAAAAGCGGATACGAAACTAATCAGTTTTATGTAATTCCCAGAGATGAAACAGGCCTAGTTGAAGTTGAAGATGTAGCCAATGGTGAAGTTGATGTAAGTTCAAATGCATTAGATGCCAGTGCAGTTTTATCAAGCCCCACTAAAAATTATTATGTAGGATACTTGACTGGAGACGGTATTCCGCCAGATGGTGCACCGTACAGCTTTGGTATAGCATTTCCGGGTGCGGCAATAAAGGGAGAATTTTTCTTAAGAACTGATTATTTGCCTAATAGATTATTCCGTTATGATGGTAAAAATTGGATTAAATTTGAAGATAACGTGCGTATGACCACAAGTACATTAGGTGAAACACAGACCAATGATCCATTATTAGTGAGACGAAAAATGAAGGCTAGTTTTGTTAATAACACAACAACTGCAACAATAGGTGGAGTAGTTGTCCCAGAACGCCAGGCATTGAGTCAGGTATTAAAAGCAAAGGCAGATAATTAATATGCACATTTATAAGTTTACTCATATAGAGTCTAATAGATGTTATATAGGTCAAACTATACAAGATCCTAACCAACGACGGATGGAGCATATTTGCGACAGTAAACATACACCAAAAACATATCATTTTCATAATGCTTTAAAAAAATATGGGGTTGATGCTTTTACATTTGAAATAATTGCCAATGCAGCATCTTTAGATGAGTTAAATACATTAGAAGAAAAATATATTAAAGAATTTAATAGCATTAAAAATGGATTTAATATCAGAAATGGTGGTGGAAATAAAATGCATCATCCTGAAAGTATTAAAAGAATGAGCGAAGCGCAAAAAGAAGCAAGAGTTCGTAGAAGACTCAAAGGAACTGATCGAGGATGGAGCAGGAAAGATGGTGGTCCTATGAAGGGCAAAGTACATCCTAACAAGGGCGGAACAAGTTCATTAAAAGGAAAAACTTTAAAAATGATAGATGGTAAAAAACAATGGGTAGAACGGGAGGCTTCGGTTTAATACCGATGTGCTATTATTGACTGGTTTTATGATGGCCAAGTACGCAGATACTTGACACAATTTATTCAGATTATGAGCAACTTTGCTTATAAAGATGCCAAAGGGCAGTTAGTTCGCGTGCCTGTTCGCTATGGTGATATGACTAGACAAGTTAGTCAAATACTTAAAAAGAACAGTGAGAACACAATTCCCAGTGCGCCATTTATTGCCTGCTATATTAAAGACATGCAATACGATCTTACCAGACTACAAGATCCCACCTTTATTAGTAAGGTGCAGATTCGTGAGCGGGCGTTTGACGAAGATAACAATGAATATCTAAATGTACAAGGCAACAATTATACCATTGAACGCATAATGCCCAGCCCCTATAAGGCAACGTTCTCAGCCGACATTTGGTCAACAAACACTGAACAAAAATTACAGATCTGGGAACAGTTAGTTGTATTCTTTAATCCTAGTTTTGAAATACAAACCACGGACAATTATATTGACTGGACCAGTTTATCAACTATAACTTTAGAGAATCAAACGTGGAGTAGTAGAACAGTACCTCAAGGTGTCAATGAAGATATAGATATTATGACTATAACCTTTACTGCGCCTATATGGATTACACCACCTGCCAAGGTTAAAAAACTAGGTATCATTACTAAGATTATTTCTAACATATTTGCTGAAACTATACAAGGTACTATTAGCACAGAATACAGTGATGTAAATGCCGCTGAAATGTTCCAAGGTGCTAGTCCGGATGCTACTATAACTGTTACTCCAGGTGACTTTGATCTATTAGTGCTTAATAACGTGGCACGATTAATTCGTCCTAATGGACGAGGTGATGGCATAGATATTGCCAATCCTACTAACTCATCTGCATGGACTAGGTTGTTAGATCTATATCCGGGAAAATTCAGGGCAGGTTTAAGTCAATTAAGATTTACACAGCCTGCAGGCAATGATGTAATTGCATACATTAGTTTAGATCCTAGTGATGAATTTGCCATGCGATTAAACGTTGACCTAGACACAGTTCCGGGAAATACAATTATATCAGGTAGAGGAACGGTTGATGCTGTTATAAATCCAGAAACATTTAATCCAACAGGCATTGTATCGGGAACAAGATATCTAATATTAGAAGATATTAATATTACTCCTTTGTTTAACGATCCTAGTTTTTCCGGTCCAGTTGCATGGAAAAACACAGACCTTAGTGATTTTCAGGCCCATGCCAATGACATTATAGCGTGGAACGGCAGTGCATGGAGCATTGTATTCGATTCTGCCGCAGTCACAGCAGTCACTTACATAACTAACTCATATACAGGAACACAGTATAAATGGAGCGGAGGTTCCTGGAGTAAAAGTTATGAAGGTGTGTACGAAGCAAGGTTATGGCGACTAATATTGTAAATCAAGTTATATGCAGTGGCGGGATGTTTCTTGCCAAAGATACTCGACGATTTTTATTCTTATTACGCACACAGGGCAAGACTGCAGGCACCTGGGGATTGGTTGGCGGCAAAAAAGAGCCCAGTGATAACACTGCCTACGATGCACTGACCAGAGAAATTCAAGAAGAAGTAGGTAAGACTCCCACTATTAAAAAGATTATTCCCTTAGAATTATTTGTTAGCAATGATCAACACTTTCAATATAACACCTATGTGCTGTTAGTTGATCGAGAATTTACACCAACTCTCAATGAAGAACATTCTGGATATGCTTGGTGTGACTATGAAAACTATCCCAAGCCCTTGCACCAGGGCGTTAAGAACTCTTTTACAAATAAGATTATTAGAGCTAAACTAGAATTGCTGTTAGATTTAATCTAACAAATCTACGTTGAATGCGTAGGTGCCAAGATGGTGTAGTTCTTGACTCAGTGCTGTGTCAACTTTGATGGTATAACCTGCGGCATTGATCTTCTGACATAGATACATGTCTTCACCTAGGAAGTCATTGGACTCGGGACTCCACTGGAAGTCAAACCAGGGCTTGCTGAGTTCTTCGAAGATGCTGACTTTAGTTAGAATACACCCCATACCAATACCCTCAATGGGCACTAGTTCATCTTGTACATCAAACGATAAGGGATTTTGCCAATCACCTATGGTTTCATAGGCAACACCTTTGTAGGGACGTTGTCTGCGAACATAATTTGCGGCTACAACTGGTTCGTTATGCTTTAACAATCTAACTGCGGTAGTGGCAGGGAAGACCATATCGCTGTCTAACCATAACGCATAGTCTGCACCTAATTCAACTGCCGCTGTGGCCAGTCGTTCACGTTGCGTTAGTAAGATTGTACTAGCATCCATAAACACATGAGTGTCTATGTCATTCATAGTATTGAACTTAACTAATTCAGCTAGGGCAAGTGCATGGGCAGAGTGCAATGTATCCCGTGTGGGAATTAAAACTGCTAGTTTACCTTTTTTGCTCGACCAACTACTTGATGCAAATACTGATTGTTTTTTCATGCGCCTGCGACATCCATACTAAGTGTTTCGCCTTTGACAACCAAACCTTGCACGGCATTGATTAAGTCTTGGGTACGTTTAGCACATAGTATAAAGTCATTAGGGCTGAGTTTGCAAGCGGTATTCATAGTTTCGAAGTTTATTTTTCCGCCAGTTAAGATTTCGATGGCACTGGTTCTGGCCAAGTTTTCAATAAATGAATTCTTAGCATCTTCTTCAGTTCTGTCTATTAATTCTAGACAATCTTCTTCTTCCAAATCTGCTAGGAGTTCTAACAAATACGTTAGTTCTTGCTGTTCGCTGATTCCAGCTTTGGTTTTTAAAGATTGTAGATCTTGAATTCTAGTTAGAAAACTTACTAGAGTTGCAGGGTTTGAAGTGCGATCGTAGTAGACAACGGAGTCTAGTTCCCATTTGCTAGGGCTAGAACTTAGTTTTGATAATATGTTTTTAATTTGTGTGGTTTTCATGGTTTATCCGAAGGAGCCCGACTTATTGCCGAACGTAGCAGAGAGTTTAATTGGGGTACCAACAGCTTGTCCAATACCATATGTGCCGTTATTACCCAAAACAGCACTTAACTTGATATTCTGACCACCAGACGGCGCATTGCCTGCGGCACCTGGGTCATTGTTAGTAAAAACTTTGTTGACCCGTCCGAATGATATCTGCGATCCTGTTCCTGGTAATGTTGCCATAAGTCTCTCTGCGGCCCTTTATTTAACGGCCTGTTTTCCTTACTCCATGAAAAATGGTTATACTCTATTTATTAGATTCCGTACCTAGTTCTTTGTGCGTTAAAGTTCTGCTGTACTTCTGCGGCTGATAATGTTCGATTGTAAAGTTGAACATTAGAAATAGTACCTTGAGTAAAATCTCCACCATTTCCTGTTGCAAAATTTCCACCAATGTGTACACTACCATTAGGGGGAGTGTACGGGTTCCATTGCGAGCTTGTTCCAACTAAGACACCGTTCTTATATAAAATCATAACTCTTGCAACATTGTCTATAACACACGTTATGTTCATCCAGGTATTCAATGCATTTGACACTGTTACAGTATACCCCAAGTATGCACTGTTGTACATAAAAAAAGTAACTCCGGTCGTTTGCCACTGTATTGTCATACCCGTGTTTCCACCGTTGTTCCAAAGTTCGCTATATCCGTTAGGACCAGTGCTGACAATATTCACCCAGCCTGACCATGTTTGATAAGGATTTTGAAAACGTGTGTTAGTATTTGCAGAAATGTTTATATAATTTGAATTGGCACGAACAAAACTAAATGTACCATCACTGGCGTACGTCAAACTATTTGTGGTGATTGTGTTATTGTTTGTAAGGTCGGTAATAGCCTGTGCAGTGGATCTAACTCCATTCGATTGTGTAATAAATGGTGAAGCTACGCTGCCCAGTTCATATTGTGATGCTGTTACATATACTGCACCATTTGTATTGTAGCACATTGCTACGTTTCCGTAATTACTAGGAGAGTTAGTAACAGGGTCTTCGATGCGTGTCCATACGCCTTGGGGAATAAACTGTTGCGTTCCGTAGTCCCACGGATTCCAATGTTGTCCAGCACTTACCCATGTACCGGACTCTAAATAAACATAAGCAGAATGAGTGTATGTTCCACCATTGACTTGATCTACAGTTGCAGTATATAAAATCTGTTGCGAGTCATTTCCGTCAAGTGAAGTAATTTTATATATAGGATAACCAGTTATTGGTGGCGGTATTGGCGGAGTAGCATTGCTAATTTTTGTAGAATTGTAACCGTAGTCATATGTTCCAAAACTACAGGTGTTAGTAGCAGGTTTTCCCCTCCATGACTTTTGAGCATTTGACATATCATAATCAAATACTAGACCGTCAGTCTGAATGCTAGGACCAGAAGACGCACTCATACCCCGTATCTACCTCTTAATGCGTTAAAGTTCTGCAGTATTTCAGTTGCTGATAATGCACGGTTGTAGACAGCTAACAATGATAATCTTCCTGCCATATATGCTGCGCTGTCACTTCTCCTAAAGGTATACATCGGTTGTGTAGACGTTGCAATCGCGGCTGTAAATGCTCCGCTGTTTACTAACACTCCGTTGGTATAAATTCTAGCAAAGGCTCCGTCAGTAACCCATGTCATATAATACCAGGTATTTAAACTTAATTGATTTCCACTGACAATCAGTGCGCCGTTAAGCCAGAATTGAGGAATTCCACCTGATGTTGTATCATATGCCAGTTGTGAAACACCGCTCCACATGTGCAGCACCCCGACATTCCCTGCGGGATATGCAGTTATATAAACCCAATATGCTCCAGTTGTAGTTGTCCTCCCACTAAACAGATTTGTAGAATTAGTTATATAATTACTTGTTCCATTAAACGCAATATAACCGCCATTCGCAGAACTATAAGTTGGTCCGTCAGTTAATGTTCCTGAATTAGTATTACCACTTAAATCGGTCCAAGTAGCACTTGGAGTAAATGTGCTACTACCCACTGTAGTAAATGAGTGTATAGTATAGCCGCCAACTGACGTTATTGTTCCGCCTGTGGCTCGGGCGGGTCCGAAGTAACGTACTATAACAATACCTGAACCGCCAGCGCCACTGTTTTCATCATTGTGATTGGCACCATTTCCACCGTGTCCTGTGTTAGGTGAACACGGATCTTCCCCGGCCTCGGTTAATTTTTTTGTTGTTCCGTTTCGTGAAACTGGCAGTGTTGATGTAACTCCAGTGGCTACATCAAATCCACCCGCGCCACCTGCCGCATAAGTTGTAGATACTCCGGAGATATTTGAAAGAAATCCAATGCCTCCTGCTCCAACATTTCCCGAACTTGCATTTCCACCAGCACCTCCAGCACCTCCACCGCCACCGGCGAGCCCGGCAACTGCGGTACCGCCATTAAACCCTTGACCAGCTGTGCCTGTACCAGCTCCTCTAGAGTTTACTGTACTATTAGATGCACTCTGTCCTGCACCCGAGCCACCACTATAACTGCTTGAGCCCGGAGGTAAAGCAGTATTAGTCCATCCAGTGCCTCCAGAACCACCAATAGCAGTTAATGAGCCAAATACAGAATTGCTGCCGTTATTTCCGGGACCATCATCGGATGCACCTGCTCTTGATGCACCGCCTGCTCCTACAGTAACCGTATATGCAGTGCCGGCTGTTAGTAAAAAATTAGCGTTGTAAATTACGCCACCACCGCCACCACCACCACCGTTGTCTACACCACCACTGCCACCGCCGGCAACTACAAGAACTTCGACAGAGTTTAAAATACTCTTTGGATTAGCAGCATCTAGAGCTAATACTAATCCATCTCTAACTATACTAGGACCGTACGCAGTTGCCATGATATTTAAATTCCATTTTTATTTTTAAGCTGACCGATAAATTCTTTAACATCAGCTAGATCTTTGACCAATGAGTCTATAGTTTTTTGCTGTGCCTTAATTGCTTCAATTAACAGCGGTACCATCTTTTCATACTTGACCGCTAGATATCCATCTTCTCTAGTGCCAACAAGTTCTGGTAACACTGCCTGCACTTCTTGAGCAATAACACCGATGTCATGTTTGCGTACAAAATATCCATCCTCACCGCCACGACGAGCCATATGCTCATCTGTCCAGTCAAAAGTAACGCCCCTAATCTGATCAATAATAGTTATTGGATTTTCAATCAGCTTGATATTTTCTTTTAGTCTTGAATCTGAACTGTAGTAGGCTGTGATTTCACTGCTGGCACGTATTTCACCTAATGTGCCCATAGTGTATATCATACCATAAACAGATAATGATGCTGTACTACTTGCCACAGTACCGGTGTTGATAGCTACCTGGCCGCCGTACTGGGCAAATTTAACCAGTCCGGTATCTAATACTTCAATGCTAGGAATACCTGATACATCGTTAACTGAGAATATTGTTCCGGTAAAACTATCACTGACACTGAATAATTGTCCGGCTGTGCCTGCAACTTCAAACTTGTTTGTAGTGCTGGTAGTACCAATGCTGACATTGCCCGCACTGGAAATACGCATCTTTTCTGCTTTTGTGTTGGCATTTTCTGTAACAAAGGCAAGATCGCTTGTTGCGGAAGCGGTTCGTATTGCTACAATCCTGCCAACTGCTCTTCCTGAATTTCCGCTTACCTGTAAATTTATTTGAGCAAAACTTTGAGAAGTTTCGTCCATATTTGTCACGGTAATGCCAGCACCACTTCCGTATTGTCCGGTGTCAGATGTTGCATCGTAGGCAGTAGCAGATGACGTTTGCACCTGCAATTTATCATTAGGGGCTGTTGTCCCTATACCAACATTTCCGTTAGTTAATATAACCATGGAGTTATTACTACTGTTGGTAATAAACCCAATAGGTGCGTATGCAGACGTACTTCTATTATACGCAAGTAAATCTACACCTCCTAATGCAGTATAGCCACCGGTTGGAGAAATTTCTAAACCAACCGCGCCACCATTTGATACAGTAAGTTTGTTAGGGGGATTTGTAGTCCCGATACCAACGTTACCGTTAGCCAGTATATTAAGTAAGTTATCGGCCCCATACAACCCTATAGTTGCAAAGTTAGATGCACTGCTAGCACCTACATACTTAAATCCAAAGTATGCAGAGTTGTTGCCGCTTTCAGCTTGGCCGATAAGATTAATTGCATTCTTTCCAGCGGTTAAACTAGAGTTTAAGAATGACGATATCCAGTTAAATGTACTGGGTGCCGTACCTTGCGTTATTCTCAATGATGGAACACCGTCTCCACCTGCCGGAGCTGCTACAGTAACTAGTCCCGTTCCTGGATTAATACTAAAACTACTAGTTGTATAAAAACTTTCAGCAGTAGCACTGGCATTGTTACTGTCAACAAACGTTGGGAAATAACTTGCACTGGCAGTTTGTAATACTGTGTTAACCTGTGTACTTGTGCCTACAGTTCTGCTAGATAGTGCTATCCAGGTTGGAGCTGCATTGCCATTGCTTTGTAAAATTTGTCCACTTGAACCGTAATTGCTTGCACCATTAAATGCCAAAGCACCTGCTGAGTTTAATGTCATTGCAAGAGACAATGTTGCTGTACTGCCAATTGCTAAAGTTTGGCTTGCACCTACATACCAGTTATGTACGTTACCAGCAATAGTATAGGCGCCTCGTGTTAGAGCGAGACCCGAAGAACTAAAGAATGCACCGGTAGCCGTATTACTCGGATATACCCCGTAACCTAATACCGGTCCGCCACTACTATATTCTGTACCAAGATTAGTAATAGAACCTGTTCCATATTGGCCTTGAAGAATAATAGAGCCGTTGGTGCTACTTGCACTACCTGCGACAATACTACCTGTCACATTTAATCTGTTAGTAAAACCAGTGTTTAATTGTGATGATCCACCAGTTAAAAATAATGCAGAGCTGTTGTGAAACATCCAAGTAGTTGCTTGGTCGCCCCAGGCTTGACTAGTGGTGTTAGGATCTCGATCCCACCATGTTCTAGTGTCAGTCATCGGAGTAGTAAAACTTGAATCTACCCAAATACCGTCATGAATGTTCTGTGTTTGCCAGTCCGTGCCTGCGGCTCTTCTACGGCGCCACTCTGTTCTATAAACATTATTGCCAAGGCCGCCGCTGGCCTGTGTAGTAAGAACTTTCTGAAAACTATTAATAGTTCCAGATAGTGTAGATAACGCTTTTACGTTCAATGGCGATGCACTGTCATTGGTGCCACCAATACCAACAAAACCAGTTGCTGGGTTGATGCTAAATGTACTAGTAGTATAAACTAACTCATAGGCATTGCTGGCATTATTGCTGTCAACAAATGCTGGGAAATAACTAGCATTAGCAGTTTGTGCTACGGTTCTAATATTATCAGCATTGGTTGCACTTGCACTGGCTAAGGTACTCGGATTGACCCACGTTGGAGCCGCATCGCCGTTGCTCTTTAGAACAAACCCACTAGTACCGTAAGTGTTTGTACCGCTGAATGCAATACCCCCATTGCTGGTAATACGTAATCTTTCAGTTAGCACACCACTGGTAACTAGGCTAAAAATTAAATCAGTTGGTTGTCCAGATACTGCCGATATGTATGAACTAATTACTGCGCCGCCTTGAGGTATTGAACTT